TAGATAAAAAGCGGTTCAGGAATTCTCTCAGTATCGGCATCTGGAACCGCTTTTTATCTATGATTCCGTGCCTATAAAGCACCCGAGAATCGGCGTTTATGCTGATGTAGAATGCTCCCTCCTCAAATGGGATCCGGTAATGGAGCGAGTTATCTCTTCCAAATTCGGAGCGTTGACGAACGCCACGGCTTCGGTCGCAAATTGGCAGATAAACAGCGTATCCGGCGGCAAGATCATCCCGTATACCATCGGAAGTCAGCAAATGTCTGATGATATTATCAACGCCCGCCACCTTCAGGCGGAATCTGTGAACGCCGAAGCGATTCAGGCGGGCTCCGTGACCGCCGAAAAGCTATCCGCAGATGAGATCAAAGCCTTCGTCATCGAAGCGGTGCAGGCGAAGATCGGCGAGATCGTGGCCGGGAAGATCACCACGGACGAGCTCTTTACCGCCATCCTTGACGCCGTAAAGCTCTCCGCGGAAACCGGCAATTTCACCTTTGCCGAGGTGCAGAACCTGCTGGCGAACACCATGTTTGTGGTGCAGGGCGTGGGCGACAAGATTCAGATCGCGAATCTCTCCGTCACCGAGGCGAATATCGTTTCCCTCTCCGTGGGTGATCTGCTGATCCGGAATGAAAACGGCGAAATGGTGCGCCTGTATGTGGACGCGGACGGCAATGTGCTCACCGGAGACCCCATCGCGGACGGCACCCTCTCCGGCGCGAAGCTCATCGAGGGCAGCATCACCACCGCCCAGCTGAACGCCGAAGAGATCTTCGCAAACGACGGCGTGGTCATGAATCTGATCGCCGATAAGATCACCGCCAACGAAGCCTTAATCGATCAGATTACCACGAACACCATCGGCAATCTCTCCGGCATGCTGGATCTGTATGTGCGCCGGGACAACCTTGAAACCTATCTGCGCCTGCTGACCGACGGCGTGCATGTGGGGCAGAGCGGCAAGTCCTCCGAGGTCGTGGTCACCCCGGAAACCGTGGACGTGCGCATGAACGGCGCGACCTACAGCCAGTTCGCGTCCAACTATGTGCAGTTCGGCAATTATCAGCTGCGCAGAAGCGCTGACGGCGGCCTGGTATTCAAACTGAAGGAGTGATGAAATCTTGGTAATCAGCAGCTATTCCATTTCCAAATCCCCGCTGGCGGCGGGCGATAGCTTTACCCTCACCATAACCGCCAAAAACAATATGGGGTTGAAAGCGGAAGAGATATCCCTTTCCGGCGTGGCTGAATATAAATTTGAAAACGTTTGGGGCGAATCAGATCAGGTATCGCACGGCATATTTGATCGGATAACCCGAGCGGTTTCATGGGGCAATAACACCACGAAAACCTTCACATTTAATCTGAAGGTGCACGATAACATGTGGGAAATCCTGCAGGAGCTGAAGGCAGAAGCCGACAGCAAACTGGCAGAAGGAGCGGCCCCTGTGAATATCCGCAGCAGCAGCATCAAATGGATTCTTACGGCGCACAGCGCCGGCACGGAGGATAACTTTGCCGGGGAAACGGATTCCGCCAGCTTCACCACCGGCGTGCTGCTGGACTGGCGCTATGCCCCCAAGGTGGATGTATTCGCCCTTGAGCGCATCATGGACGGCGTGCCCAACGATGAAGGCGTGAACCTGATGGCGGATATGAAGCTTTCGGCGGATGAAAGGGCGCAGACGGAACTCTTCACCCTGAAGCTGCATTACGCCGAGGGCGCCAGCGCTTCCACATCCTCTCCCTATATCGATCTCACGGCCCATATTCCCGATCTGCTCTCCGGCGTGACCGACAGCACCACCCTTATATCGGAAACCTTCGCCAATAACCTGAACTGGAATTTCCTGTTGGTATTCGGCGATACATACGAATCCGTGCAGGCGCGCACCACGGTGCCCCGGGCATTCGCCAACCTGCATCTTTCCGGCGCGTCCACCGGCGGCGCGGCATTCGGCGGATTTTCCACTTCCACGGAGGACAATCCCCTGCTGGAATGCCATTACCCGGCGAAGATGTATGGTTCGCTGGAGGTTTCCGGCGCGGCGGCTCTTAATGGCGGTATATCCAACTTCGGAAACAGCGTGCAAAGCGGCGTGGTTACCGTTTCGAGCGTATCCGATGAAAGTGTAAAAGATGCAACCATTAAGTTTTCAAAGGCTTTCAAATCCAAACCGTTTGTAATGATATGCGGGTACACCAGTTCTACGGCACCTAGTTATGGCCGCCTTCTTTTCACCGTTGTGGCGGACTCTGTCACAACATCACAATTTAAGGTCCGCGTCCATAATTATTCCGGCGGCACAAAGAACCCCGATATAATGTGGCTGGCTATCGGAACGATGTAATTCAAAAGAAAGGAGTGGTTTGATGTTCAAAAAGGGCGTAAACACGGAGCCGGAGGGCTCCGAGGTCATGGAGCGGGATGTGCTCCTGATCAGCGTAAACGGCGAGATGGTGGAGGTGACGGCCGATGATTCTGAAGAGCGGTAAATCCTCCAACAGCAAGCAGGCCGTGAGGGCGCTGCAGTATCTGCTGGATGTGGTGGCCACCGGCACGTTCGGAAGCAAGACCAAGGCCGCAGTGAAGGCGTTTCAGAAGGCCAAGGGCCTGAAGCAGGACGGCATAGCGGGCCCGGACACCCTCACCGCGCTGGCCAACACCCTGCCGGATGTGAAATACATGGATTACAGCGAGAGCAAGTATGTGAAGGCCGCGCAGAGCCTTGTAGGCTCCGGTATCGACGGCAAGTACGGCAGGAACACCCGCGCGAACGTGCTGGCGTTTCAGGCCTCCGCACAGCTCACCCGCTCCGGCAATATCACCCGAAACGACTGGCTGGCCCTCTGGGACTGCGAATATGAAAAGACCGACGCTTCCCTCAACGGGAAGGGACGGGCGACCCCTGTCGATTATAAGCAGTACGACAGCCGTTGGAAGAAGATCATGTACAGCGCGAGGAAGGACAAGAGCCAGACCATCGGCTCTTCCGGCTGCGGCCCCACCAGCATGGCGGATATCATGGCGGCGTGGATCGATAAGAAGATCACCCCCGTGGAGATGTGCGCGTATGCCCTGAAGAAGGGCCACCGCACCGCCAACAGCGGCACGGCGTGGGCTTACTTCAAGGATGTGTCGAAGAATTGGGGCTTCGGGTTCTCCAAGTTCGTGCAGACCAGGAGCCTCGCCACCCTCAAGGCCGCGCTGGCGGACGGCGCGTTTGCCGTGGCCAGCATGGGCCCCGGCTACTGGACCAGCGGCGGGCATTTCATCTGCGTATATAAGATGGACAGCACCTATGTATACGCCAAGGACCCCGCCTCCTCCACCCGCAAAAAGCAGAAGATATCCGCTTTCGAAAAGCAGCGCAAGCAGTTCTTCATCTTCTGGCCGAAGTAAAGGGAAGGAGGAGAGTCCATTGAACCTGACAACCTTGGTCACCCTGATCGGCGAGATTGGCGTGCTGCTTGGCGTGATCGTGCCTGTGATCGTAAGCGTTCGCAAGATCGGCAACGGCACCCGCTGCCAGCTGCGCAGCGAGATGCTCAGAATTTACTACCACTGCCATGAAAAGGGCGTGATCCGCCAGTATGAGTATGAGAATTTTGTGATGCTCTATGAGGCGTACAAGGCCCTAAAGGGCAATTCCTTTGTGGACAAGATCTATAAAGAGATACAGGAACTGGAAATCATAAGCTGAAGGAGGAATAAACCATGATAGATTTTACCCCCATCATTCAGGCGCTGATCGCGCTGATCGCATCCATTATCACCGTATGGGTGATCCCGTGGATTAAGGCCAAGACCACCAACGAGCAGCAGGCAGGCATCCGCGCCACCATCCGCACCCTGGTATTTGCCGCCGAACAGCTTTACGGCGCAGGAAACGGTGAAGCCAAGCTGGAATATGTGCTGGATCAGCTGCGCGGCAAGGGCATATATGTAGATAGATTTGAGATTGAAGCTGCAGTTAAGGAGAATCTGAATACTATCGTATGGACGGCTGACCTGAGTAAATCGGAGGACGAATAAGGGCGGCGAATGCCATGCCCCTGCCAGTCCCTATGCCTACGGAGAATACCCGGAGCTTGAGGGGCTGACGGAGGCGGAACTCACCGAAGCAATTCATGCGGCCCGGCTTGGCCCCGATGACGCGCAGATTGCCATCGGGCGGCTGATCTGGCGAATGTGCTGGGTGGATATCGGAGCGGCGGTCAACATGGACCGTACCACCGCCATGCGGCGGCTGAAAAACATCATCATACCACGGCTGATAAAGCCACAAGCGACAAAAAAGGTCGGAGCGTAATGCTCCGGCCTTATTTTTTTATGCCCAAATTCCGCACACGGATGCACATGGCTGCACACGGATGCACTCGCCGCACCGCAGAAAATGAGATAATCCATACAGAAGGAGGCGATGCAAAATGTTTGGATATAACTCCCCCGGATACAGCCAGAACTATTATCCCCCGCAAAGCTACCAGCAGCGACAGGCATATCCACCCGCATATGCTCAGCCCATGATGCAGGATGGTGCTGTACAGGCCCGACTGGCGTCCTGCAAGGAAGAAGCTATAGCCTCGCCGGTGCAGCCGGGCGTCCGCACCCTGTTTTTTGATCCCACCCACGGAGCGGTTTATTCCAAGCTGATAGACCCGCAGACGGGCGCATCCGATTTCCACGAATACGTGGAGCCGGTCGTGACACAGCCGGAAGCTCCGCAGTATGTGACCGTGGAAATGTTCGCGCAATACCAGGAGGGCGTAGAGCGGCGGCTGGAGGCGCTCACGGCACAGCCCAAGCGCCAGCAGAAGGGAGTGACGGCAGATGACTAATTTTAATTTCGGGCAGATCCTGCAAATGGCAAATCATGGGGTAGACCCAAACCGCCTCGCACAGCAGCTAATAAAGCAGAATCCTGCAGTACAGCAGGCCGCGCAGATGATGCGCGGGAAATCGCCCGATCAGATCAAGCAGATGGTATATTCCCGTGCCCAGCAGATGGGCGTAGATGTGCAGCAGATTGCCCGGCAGATGGGCATTAAGCTGCCCGACTGACGGTATAAACGGCAGGGCCCGCCGTCTATATAAACCTTAAAATCAAAGGAGGAAAAACATAATGGCAGAAGGCAATGATTTCGCCCTTGGTTATGCAATGGGCACGGATTCCAGCAACAACAACAGCGGTGACCTTTTCGGCGGTGGCGGCTGGGGCGGTCTGATCGGCCTGCTGATCGTCGCAAGCCTCTTTGGCAACGGCGGTTGGGGCTTCGGCGGCGGCTTCGGCGGCGGCGGTGGCGCTGGCATGCTTAATGGCATCGCGACCCGCGCAGATATCAATGAGGGTTTTGCCTTGCAGAATATCACCGGCGGCATACAGGCCATCCAGCAGGGCATCTGTGACAGCACCTATGCCCTCAACAACGCGATCACCGGCGGCTTCCACGGCGTAGATTCCGCCCTGTGTGGGATCGGCCATCAGATCTCCGACTGCTGCTGCCAGACGCAGAACGCCATCCAGAATGTGCGTTACGACATGGCGACTCAGGCATGCGATACCCGCAACCTGATCCAGAACGTGGCCCGCGACATCACGGATAATCAGAATGCCAACACCCGCCAGCTGATGGACTTCCTTGTAAACGACAAGATTTCCACCCTCACTGCGGAGAATCAGGCTCTGAAGTTCGCGGCATCTCAGGCCCAGCAGAATGCATTTATCACGGCGAATCAGGAGGCACAGACCGCAGAGTTGATCCGCCGTCTGGGGCGCGACTGCCCCGTCCCTGCATATGTCGTGCCGAATCCCAACTGCTGCTATGGCAACCCCACCGGCGTGGGCTATGGCCTTAACGGCGGCTGTGGCTGTGGCTGCGCATGATCCACGGCTATCCCCTTAACGGGTGACTTCGGGCGGCGGTAACCCCGTCGCCCTGATTTGGAGGTGAAATATATGAGTAACTGTGTAGGAAAACTGTGCGACCGGTTTGTCCTGTCGCAGGCCGTAACCTTTGCGGATGGTACGCTCACGATCAATCTGCCTGCCGGCGCGTATGCCAACGGACAGAGGTATTGTATCGTGGTGGCGCAGGCCATCCCGGATGCAACCACGATCACCGCGCCCGTGGTTATAACCATCGGTGACGGCGCCGTGGAATACCCTCTCACAAATCGATGCTGTGCTCAGGTGACCGCATGCGGCATTCGGACGCGCACCAGATATGCCGTAGTCGTTTCCACCAGCGCCACTGGCGGAACCTTTAAAATGCTGGGCAATCCCTGCTGCAGCCCGGACAGCCGCCTGGTATCGATTGATGGCACGGCTCCCGTTACGACTCCCCCGGATGAAGGAGGTGCATAAAATATGGCCATGAATCCTGGCATGAAAATGATGTTAATGCAGCGCATGGATGATGGGCCGCGCCGCTCCGAATACGGAGGAGGGGACCGGCGCATGATCGGCTACGACCGCAGCGAGCCCCGCGGCATGGGCGGCTATGGCCCTCCCAGCAACGGTATGCCGTGGTATGGCGGCTATGAGGGCAACTATGGCGGCAGGTATGAATCCCCGGAGAACCGCCGCAGAAGCCCTCGCACCGGACGGTTCATCCGCGGCAGCGATGATCGCCGTGAAACGCGCATGGGCGGCTATGACCGATACCGCATGGGCGAGGACGATGACGACGATGATGATCGCCGGTACGCGCCCAGAGGCCACGGCGGCAATTCCTACGGCGATATATATGCCGAGGGAAAGATCTATGCCCCCGGTGCGATGAATCGCCCCCAGGGCGGCATGAAGCACCACATGCGCGAACTGGACGAGGACACGGCCTATGAGTGGACTGAACGCATGCAGAATGCGGACGGTTCCACCGGGCCACACTATAAGCTGGAGCAGGTTGAGCAGTGGCGGTCCACAAACTGCATGGATTGCGATAAATGGGAATTCTTCGTGGCGGTAAACATGATGTATTCCGATTATTGCAAGGTCGCAGAAAAAATGAACGTCAGCAAACTGGACTTCTACGGCCACATGGCAAAAGCCTTCCTCCATGATGAGGACGCCGGCCCGCATAAGCTGCAGAAGTACATGCAAGAGGTCGTTAAATGATGAAATCCCCGGGCGAAAGCTCGGGGATTTTTCCATGCTTAAATCATATACTTTTTTTCATGAAGAACGATCGCGCGATCTGAAATGTTAGTAATTTAACCATTACTTCAGGCATCGCTTCGGGTCCACCACACCTTGTGGTTGCAAGTTGAATTTCGATGTAATCTTCATGTACGACAATGCATCGGACCAGACTGCGCACCATGTCTTTTTTATCGACATCGGTTAATTTATCGATGTCGATAATTCTTTTGATGCTCTCAATGATTTGATTTTTGTCAATGGCTATCGAACGCGCTTTAGCTGCGTTTATTTTATTGTTCAAATCAGATATTTTGTCGTCGTATTTCTTGATCTCCAACACGAGTGAATGAGGGGCATCCGCACCGGCTTTTGCCACAAACGCTATAAGATTATCCTTTGCTTCTTCAGCTTTTCTCACGGCTGCATACAACGGTTCAAGGTTATCGTCAAGATCATCATTCTGCATTTCCATATATTGCTGAGCGATTGATACAGCACGTTCAACGACATTTGGATCTGATGCTAAATTTTTCAAATATCCGATCACACCGTTATCCATTTTTTTGTATTCAATGCCCGGCACGCATTTATTTTTGCATCGGTATGCTCGCCAATACCCGCCGTCTCTATTTCTGCCACCATTTGCGATGTTCATTTTCCCGCCACATTTACCACAAAAACAAAGCCCCGAAACTATATAGACATTTTTTGCATAGTTTTGGCCGCCGATGTTTTTCGCATTTTCGTTGATCATCTGAAGCATCCCCCATTTGTCTGCTGATATAATAGCCGGTATTCCGCCTGGAATAACAATCATGTCATCATCGGATTTTTTTGCGTGGTTATTTCGCCTTCCATTTCGGTCTGCCGCCTGTGATCTATTGTAAACATATATTCCAGCGATCTTTGGATTCCGGAATATTTCATAAAGGCCTGTCGCCGTGAAAGGTTTCCCGGATCTTGTAAAATGCCCAGCGGCGGTCAACGCATTTATGATGCTATTTATTGATCGACCTTCGATCCGCATATCCACAGCCATGCGTATGGCGGCGGCTTCTTCTTCTACGATGTAATAATCCATTCCCGAGGTTACCCCCAAACCGTGCATGGGCTTCCCGCCCAGGTGTTTGCATTGCCGGGCAAGATCGTTCATGACCATGACCACGCGCTCTGAAGTGTTTTCACGTTCATTTTGAGCAACACTACCAAGGATGTTCAGCGTAAGTCTTCCGGACGGAGTTGATGTATCAATATTTTCGGTTGCGCTGACGAATTCAACTCCATTGACTTTAAAAACATCTTCTATTGTTACTAATAAATCTCTCAGGTTTCGCGAAAGTCGATCCAAACGCCACACTACTACTACATCAATTTTTCTTGCTTCGCAATCCTTAAGCAATCTTTTTACCGCCGGACGATTTAAATTCTTTGCGCTGTAGCCGTCATCGATATATACTTCTACACTATCTGCATTTTTTAAAACAGCCCATGCATTAAGCAAGCGCAGTTGCGCTGCGATTGAAAAACCTTCCTTCGCTTGTTCATCCGTGGAAACTCGGACATACAAACCGACTCTCATAAAAAACACCCCTATAGATTACCCCGCCCGAAGGCGGGGCTTTTTTAATATCTGAAATTCCCAAGATTCGGATTTGCCATTTCCCAGAGCAGATAAATCACGATCAGCAGCGTGATGACCAACAAAACGCCGACAAAACCGCCTGTAAGGCGCAGCTTGCGAATTTCTGTTTTCTGTTCATCAATTTGCTTCTCGTATCGCTCTAACTGATCGCCTTTGTCTGCAAGGCGTTTTTCCATCTCTCCGACTTGGCCCTTGGCAGCTTTACTGCCCTTGCCTTCTTCAACTTCTGCCTGCATAGCTTCCAACCTGGCTCTCGCAGATGAAAGTTCCATGCAAACTTCATTATACATCTTGCGCAGCCGAGTACATTCATTCTCTGCGGTTGATACTTCTGTGGTAAGTTCCTCAATGCGCTGCCGTTTCTCGTCCAGACGGACCTGCATGGCCTCTACAAGCGTTGCATCGTATAAAGCTTCTTCCTTCGCGAAGTCCCTGTGAGGAGCAAGCCCAACCAATCTGTCAATGGATCCGCCGCCGATCGTGCGCAGTATGCACACAAGCGTTGCAACACGCGGATTCCTGTTCTTCCCCTTCAGTATGGCGCACAGGGTATTTTCGGACATGCCACATGCTTCGGCTATGTCTCGGTTGCTCTTCCCTTGCAGTCGTGGATTGTTCTTCTTCTGGAAAGATACTAGCTGTGTCAGAGCGGTGTTGTCGAGTTCGTAAACGGAAAAATCAGCGGATTCTTCCGTGATTGGCAGCATCGAACTGGCTATATCCACGTTTTTCTCCCCTTTTCGTGTTTTTGCGGTCACAAAATAATTGGATCAGTCGAAATTGCGAAAATCAAAGTATACTTGGATTAAATCCCGGGGGAAATCAAAGTTTTCTGTGATTTACTGAAGTTTACTGTGACTCGGTCCCATTATTTTGCGGTCGAAAATCACAATAAACTTGGATAAATCACATTAAACTTGGATCGGTCACATTATATTTGGATTGCCATATCCCTTGATATGTGCTATCTTTTGCTTGCCGGAGCGGTCAGAGATGCCGCTTGAGCAGAGATTCCATCATCGTCATGGCCGTTTCCCGGTCATGATCGTCCAGGTTGCGGAAGCTCTTGATCAGGTTGTATTCTTCCCCGCTCAGCGGTGCAGCACTCAGCCCCAGCAAATCCCCCGGAGGACAGTTCAGCGCGATGCACAGATCACGGAACATATCCACCGTAGGCTTGGCAAACCCCAGCTCCCAATTGGAGATCCTCCCGGCCTCTATCCCCATCAATTCCCCCAGCGCACGCTGCGTCAGACCTCTGGAATCGCGGATGGCTTTCAATGCCCGGGCGAAATCAAACTCTTTTTCCTCAATCATATGGCATCACTCCTTTTTTTATCATTATACTGCAAGTTTCTTGCACTTGTCAATTGCCATTTGCATTAATATTGCAATTTTGCGCCATAAATAACGGCCCGAAGGCCGATACAGGAGGTTATACCATGAGAAGGAACCACGTAAAGCGCAACCGTCCAAAGAAGGAATACCAGCTGGATTACATCATCTTGCCAGACCATCCGGAGATCAGCCACATCATCGTCAAGCCCATGCGGACCATTTACCGCAACCTCGCCGCCTGGGAGCACGCGCCGTTCAAGCCGGTAATCAAGCGCAGCGACGATCCGATGATGGCCATGCTCATGGGGAAGATTTGAAAGGAGGCATATGCATGATTAAAAGGCGTATCGGTAAAACCTCAGACGCATATTCGGAGTATGACCGCGTGGGGCTGGAAATCCCCCAGCTGCCCCATATCTCAAAACTGGTGGTATCTCCCATGAAGGTGGTATTTATCAACCAGTGCGCGGACCCTGACATGCATATTGACCGCATGTTCCGCACTGTTGAAGATTTCGCGGAGTTCTGCGAGGCGGTAGGGATTGATCTGCCGTAATTATTCTTTAATTGACGCAGGTTCCACATCTGCATTGAGTTCTTTCATTTCTTCCATTGCGGCTTCTTTGGTGGGCAGCCGCATATCATCCGGCAGCTGGTATACCGGTACTCCATTTACAGTACCAATGCGCGGCAGCGGGATATCCAAATCGCTGATTGCCTGCCGCTGTGCGTGGTGCTTGGTGGCAAATGCCATCGCCGCTTCGATCAATTCCTTGCCGGCAGGCGTGAGGGCGTCGAAAGCATATGCCATTTCTGCGGCTTCCTCGGAAAAATTAGGCCCACCGCTATTAGTTACTTCATCCTGATACAAATAATTAGCATCTATTTCAAGCACATTCATTATTTTAATCAGCTTATCCATATCAGGCTCACTATTCCCAGACTCATATCCGGAAAAAGTGGATTTTCGCACACCTATTTTTTGAGCAATGCCTTCCTGAGTATATCCTTTATTCTTTCGGGCCTGTTTCAACCGATCTTTAAACATGGCGCTCACCTCGCTGTTATTATACTATGTCAATATTATTACGTCAATATGAAAAGTTTGATATTCTCATACTTTTTTACTGATTTGCATTGACATGTTTGATTTACTCGTATATAATAGCCTCAGAGTTCAAGATTCTCGTACTTTTGAAAGGAGGAAATTATGAACATATCCACTATGAACAGTATCGTTCCCGCTGCGATTGAGCGCATTATTGAAAAGCGCGGCATGAAAAAGTGTGTGGTTGCCGCTCGGGCAAATATGACCCCCCAGATACTTAATGACATGCTTAACGGTCGCCGCCTTATCAAGGCAAGCGATATCGTTATGATCGCGCAGGCCCTTGATGTAACTCCCAATGAACTGTTCCAGTAAATAGGAGGCCCACCATGAAACACGAACGCGCAGGCCGCTTTTTCACCATCGCGACTTCTATCCTCTGGGGGGCGGCGGTCGCCGTAAACCTGATGCTGGCAATTCAGCATTGAATGATTCAGCTTTAAGGAATACCCCCGGAACCGTCATTCCATAGAGATTGGATATCAAAAAGGAGGAAACGCAAATGCTTATTCCTGTCGGCGCGATCATTGACCGCAAAACCGGCGAAATCATTCCGCAGTACAGCAACGGTACCGCATCGGATTTGGATGCGCTCGTGATTGCCCTGGCAGATGCCGGGAAAAAGATTTCTAAAAAATCTGCAGAAAACTCGCGGGCATAGCCCGCATATGGGGGTCTGGCGCAATTGGTCAGCGCAGTCGGCTCATAACCGATCGGTTCCGGGTTCGAGTCCCGTGGCCCCCACCACCCCCTCACGGGGAACCTCCTTATTCGCAGGGGCTATAAGCCCCGGGTCAGGTTCTGCACTTCCCCCCTGACCGCCCGCCTGCTGAGGCGCATGGTTTTCTTCATTCCCCAGCGCACCCGGTTTTATAAGGCGGGCTATATGCCGCAAGGGTATCGCCGGTTCAACTCCGGCAGCGGTAAATTATTCTCAAAGGAATGATTTGAATGGAGAAAAAACCCGAACTGCCCAAAAGGCTCAACGGCACCCGAGGGCCGCATCCCAAGTTCGCCCGGGGCGAAAACGCAAAGATCATTGTAGAACCTGCGAACGCCGATCTTCTGCGCGAACTGGCGGAAGTAACCCGCCTGAGTCTTACCCAGGTAACCAACTCGCTGCTTGCGGAAGCGCTTCAGCGCGTTGAGCTTGTACCGACCACCCTGTACGACTTCAAATTGAAATAATGGAGGGAGCGCAATGGGCGTGATCACCGAAACCCAGGCAAGGATACTGGATCTGCAGAGGCAGCGCAGCATGCTGCGATATTGGTATCCTTTCGCCGCCCGTCAGCGCAGGGAACTGCGGCTGCGGGAAGTTCACCCGAGCAAGGAAGCGCTGAAAGCAAAACTGCTTACGCAGTACGATCTGATCATTAAAGACATGCTGGATGAGATCAACCAGCTGAGCGATGAGATATTCATCCTTGAGAGTGGAGGAAATCGAAAATGAGTCAGAGGGCATTGGTAACCGTAGTCCACAGCCACGGCGACATGACTATTTCGGATGCAATCATCCGCGGCGTAGTGGCCAAGGAAATCCGAAAGATTCAGGCGGAGCGCGATCTCATGCGCTTACGGCAGCGTGATGACATCGCCGTTAAGATCGCGGCAGCGAACGAGCGTTATGCGATCAAGCCGGAAAGCCGCATCCGCAGGGCTTTTGAAACCGTGCTGGCGCTTGGCGTCCTGCTCTATGAGTATTACAGGGGGGATCGGAATGTTTATCGCTAGGCTCCAATCCGTGCCCTGCAAAACATTCGACGGTCAATCATGGTATCGGACATCAGACATCTGCAGGGCACTCCAGGTGCGGCAGGACAAGGCCTCCAAGCTTGTGGATAAATCTGATAAACGCCGTGAATACCGATTCTGCAAAGGCTATCGCAGTTACCATGAATACTACATAAACCGACACGGCGTTGAAGCAATCGTAACCCGCTATTGCGGCGCCACCGGATATTCCCGCGGTGAATTAATGTCCGCGCTCCCGCCTTGAGCCATAGCATGGCGACGCGAAGTAAAGGATAAGCATAGCGCAGAGAATCATGGTATAGGCAAAGCTAGTCTCGACTAGGATTGCGTTGCGTAGCAACGGCAAAGCATCGTAAGACAGGGCAAGACAGGGCGGGCCATCGCGCAGGCAAGGCAATACAAGACATTCCCTCACTAAGGCAATTCAAGGCAGATCATAGCCGCGCTTGCAAAGGCAAAGTTTCGCAAGGCAGCGACAAAGCACGACAGAGCATTGGCAGGGCAATACGATCCATTTCGCCACTCTGTACCGGCGTAACAACGCGTACAAATAGCGTGACGATGCAATTGCGCTTCACAGCATGGCGTGGGCAAAGCCTGACAGCCCGCTTCTATGCATTGGCAAAGCGAATCAAGACGACGCCGAGCATTGGCATAGCATAGCGCTGCAAAGCATCGCACCGGCAAAGCATAGACTGGCTGCTGCATTGTAAGCATCGGCAATGCTGGGCATTAACTTAGCGCTAAATAGTACCGGCACATCAACGCGGTCCCCTGATAATCAGTGCAATGGCCTTGCATACCCATGAGATCCGTAGGAAAGATCGCAAAGGCACAAAAATCATTTTAGGGAGGAAAAATGATATGAGCAGATCAAATTCGACCCGTCTCCAGCTTGAAATGGAGACACGCACCTACCGCTTAAAAGGCATCACTCCCATTTTGGGGGGATTGCCGGCAAGCAAAGCCGTTTATACCCAGTATGTGGCCAGCAAGGCCCCCAACCCTCACGACGATGATGAAATCATCGAGAATCTCCGCGAAATCGAAGAAAAGGGCGTAACTGTTTTTGCGCGAGACAGGCGCGAACACCTTTGCATTCTTGGACGCCACATGAAGGGGTACATGAAAGAAGCGCTTCTGGCCCTGAAGGCCCAGTATGATATCGGATCGCTGAAAAACAAGGTCGACACCCTATTTTTTGTGGATCCGCTGTTCATCCCCTTTAAGCGCGGCGGCAACCCCATCATCGATGAGGATGAAATGCTGGAGCGTCCGCTCCGCGCAGATACGCCCATGGGCCCCAGAGTCGCGCTGCAGTCGAGCGAAATGATCCTTGACCCCTGGGAAGTGGAATTTGAAGTAACCCTATTCCCCAACAAGGGCAGCACCAGCAAGAAAAACCTTTGCTGGGAGGCCATCGAACTCGCTTTTGACTATGGCGCGTATCACGGCATAGGCCAGTGGCGTAACGGCGATTACGGCAAATTCATCTGGGAACGCATAGATGAGGAGGACGACGAATGAGCGTAAAAATCTCAAGCCTGCAGGTCGAAAACGTCAAGCGCGTGAAAGCCGTAAGCCTGCAGCCGACCGAGTCCGGGCTTACCGTAATCGGCGGCAGAAACGGGCAGGGCAAGACCAGCGTTCTGGACGCGATCGCGTGGGCATTAGGCGGCAATAAATACCGCCCCGGAACGCCGCAATATTCCGGCAGCGTTATCCCCCCGGAAATCAAGATCAGGCTCAATAACGGGCTTCTGGTGGAACGCAAGGGCAAGAATTCCACCTTGGTCGTAACGGACCCCGGCGGGGCAAAGGCCGGCCAGCAACTTTTGGACAGCTTCGTCGAGCAATTCGCGCTCGATCTCCCAAAATTCATGCAGGCCAATGACCGGGAAAAGGCAGATGCACTGCTCCGCATCCTCGGGATCGGCGATCAGCTGGCCGCGCTTGATTTGGAAGAAAAAAGCGCATACAACGAGCGGCTTGCCATAGGCCGCATCGCTGACCAAAAAGCTAAATTCGCCGCTGAGATGCCTTATTTTGACGGCATGCCGGACGCGCCGATCAGCCCCATAGAATTGATCCAGCAACAGCAGGAAATCCTTGCCCGCAACGGAGAAAACGCCCGCAAACGCGCCCGGCGCGATGAACTTGAGCGTGAATACGCATTCCGAAAAACTGCTGTTGAGGATATGCGGGTAAAGCTTGCGGATGCAGAAGCCAGGCTTGAACAGTGCGCGAACGACTGCACTGCCGCGCAGATGGACGCTCTTGACCTGCAAGATCAATCAACAGCAGAACTGGAAAAAAGCATTGCGGGCATCGATGAAATCAACCGCAAAATCCGCGCCAACCTCGACAGGGAAAAGGCACAGGAAGACGCCCGGAATTATACGGCCGAGTATCAGCGGCTTACCGTGCAGATCGATGAGGTGCGTAAGCGCCGCATGGCATTGCTCCAAAGTGCAAGCCTGCCTTTGCCGGAGCTTACGGTGCAGGATGGCGTGCTCCTGTATAAGGGCGTGAGTTGGGATTGCATGAGCGGTGCAGAACAACTGAAGGTCGCTGCCGCTATCGTCCGAAGGCTTAACCCTGACTGCGGCTTTGTGCTGATGGATAAGCTGGAGCAGATGGACGGTGAAACCCTCAGAGAGTTCGGCGAATGGCTGGAAAGCGAGGGCTTGCAGGTGATCGCCACCCGGGTGAGCACCGACAGCAGCGAATGCCAGATCATCATTGAGGATGGGCGCGCCGAATCCCCCGAAGAAAAAAATAACACCCCCCAGGGGTGGAAAGCAGGTGAATTTTAATGGCTGGCTTTAATATTAGCCACGGCAAGGTCGAAATGCCGTATAAGGTGGTCATTTATGGCCCCGAAGGCATCGGCAAATCAACCTTCGCCGCGCAGTTCCCTTCGCCTATTTTCTCGGACACCGAAGGGAGCACCATGCGCATGGATGTGGCGCGGTTCGAACCGCGCCCCGACAGCTGGGCAATGCTGATCCAGCAGGCGGAGTTTGTGCGCGACAATCCTGCCCTTTGCAAGACTTACGTGGTAGACACCGCTGACTGGGCAGAACGATTTTGCCAGCGGGCCGTATGCGACCGCAGCCATAAGACCGGCATAGAGGATTTCGGATACGGCAAAGGCTATGTCTATGCCGCCGAGGACTTTGGCAAGCTGCTGAATATTCTCAACGAAATCCTTGCCCGGGGCATCCACGTAGTGCTTACCGCGCACGCGGCAATGCGCAAGTTTGAACAGCCGGATGAAATGGGCGCCTATGACCGCTGGGAGATGAAGATGCACAAGCTGGTCGCATCCATGATCAAGGAATGGGCCGACATGGTGCTCTTTATTAACTATAAAACTTATACGGTCAAGACCGAAACCGGCAAGGCAAAAGCCCAGGGCGGCAAGCGCATAATGTATACCACGCACATGGCCTGCTGGGACGCCAAAAACCGAGACGGGCTCCCGGATGAACTCCCATTCGACTATGCGGCAATCGCGCATCTTTTCGGCGGGCAGGCCGCCCCGGCAATCCACGCGGAAACGCCCAAGCCGATAACTCCCGCGCCTGTTGCATCGCCCCCTGCACCGGTAAAGCCGGAGCCTGTCAAGCCTGATCCTGAACCGGGCGATATATACGCCGGAATCCCCGATTCCCTGCGCAGCCTGATGGTTGCCGCCGATGTGCGCCCGGAAGAGCTGATGTATGTAGCCAACGACCAGAAAGGCTATTACCCCAAAGGCACGCCCATCAGCAGCTATGCAGATGATTTTATTGCCGGTTGGTGCGTGGGCATGTGGAACAAGGTCCTGCAGGCGATTGAAAACAACCGCAACGATTGCCCGTTTTAAAAAGTACACTAACAAAACAAAATGGCCGATGCATGCAATGAATGGATGAAGTTTGAAAAAATGTGCTGTGCTTTGCGTTTCAGCGCCATTGCGATTGGACATGACATCGACCATTGCGGCGGGGGCGTCGTGAGCCCCTTCCGCACCATCATTATAGCATCTGCAATCATTTTAAACAAGGAGGCAAAATAATGTCTGATTACAACAATAATGGTGCCTTTGACTGGGATTCCATGATCGAAAATGACTCGACCTTTACCCTGCTCCCTGAAGGCGTTTACCCCTTCACCGTCACCGGATTTGAGCGCGGCCATCACGGTGGCTCTGCAAAGCTGCCCGCATGCCCGAAAGCCATCCTTACTATCGAGGTTGACGGCGGCAGCCTCGGCAAGGCCAGCCTGCAGCACAACCTTTTCCTCAATAAAAAGACCGAAGGGTTGCTTTGCGATTTCTTTACGGCTATCGGTCAGCGCCGCCGAGGCGAACAGCTGGTTATGAACTGGGCAAAGGTACCCGGAGCCAACGGCTTCTGCAAGGTTGGCATCCGCGATTGGGTTTCTGATCGCACCGGCGAAAAAATGCAGAGCAACGAGATCAAGCGCTTCCTTGAGCCCGATCAGAACGCCGCGCCGGCAGCACCCGCCGCCCCTGCATGGGCTCCCGGCCAGTTTTAAAAATGAATCTGCGTCCGTATCAAACTGAAGCTATCGCAGCCATTCAGGAGCAATGGCAGGATGGCAAAAACCGCACCCTGTTGGTTCTTCCGACTGGGTGCGGAAAAACTATCGTATTTTGCCAGATTGCGGAAGACCAGGTGCGCCAAGGGGATCGGGTGCTGATCCTTGCGCATCGCGGAGAGCTTCTGGATCAGGCTGCCGACAAGTTGAAGAAAACCACCGGCATGGGCTGCGCCGTTGAAAAGGCGGAAGAGTCCTGTCTCGGCAGCTGGTTCCGCGTCACGGTAGGCAGCGTTCAATCGCTCATGCGAGAAAAGCGGCTGGCGCAGTTTGCCCCGGATTATTTTAATACGATCATCATCGATGAAGCTCATCATTGCCTGACCGACAGTTACCAGCGCGTGCTGGAACATTTCCCGGATTCGAAAGTGCTGGGCGTGACCGCCACCCCGGACCGCAGCGACATGCGCAACCTGGGTGAATTTTTTAACAGTCTGGCCTATGAATATACCCTTCCAAAGGCTATCCATGAAGGCTATCTTGCCCCCATAAAGGCAATCACGATCCCCCTGCAGCTGGATATATCCGGCGTGGGTATGTCCTCCGGCGATTATAAGCTGGGCGACCTCGGCACCGCGCTGGACCCGTATCTTGAGCAGATCGCAGCAGAAATGGAGAAAATATGCATGGACCGCAAGACAGTGGTATTCCTGCCTCTTATCAAAACCAGTCAGAAGATGCGCGATATCCTTAATGCTCACGGCTTCCGCGCCGCGGAAGTAAACGGCGAATCCGATGACCGCGCAGAAATCCTCGCTGATTTTGACGCCGGGAAATATAATGTCCTCTGCAATTCCATGCTGCTTACTGAAGGATGGGACTGCCCGAGCGTTGATTGCATCGTCGTGTTGCGCCCCACAAAAGTGCGGAGCCTGTATTGCCAGATGGTAGGCCGAGGCACGCGCCTTTATCCCGGCAAAGACCACCTGCTGCTGCTGGATTTCCTATGGCACACTGAGCGCCATGAGCTTTGCCGCCCCGCTCATCTGATCTGTGAAAATCCAGAGGTCGCCCAGCAGATGACGCGCAACCTGGAAGAAGCGGCCGGATGTCCAATCGATATCGAAGAAGCCGAAGCGCAGGCCGAAAGCGATATGGTAGCCCAGCGGGAAGAAGCGCTGGCCAACGCCCTCAAGGAAATGCGCAAGCGCAAGCGCGCGCTGGTGGATCCGCTGCAGTTTGAAATGAGCATTCAGGCCGAGGATCTGGCCGGATATGTTCCTGCATTCGGGTGGGAAATGGCTCCCGCGTCGGATAAGCAGCGCAGCAGCCTTGAAAAAATGGGCATATTCCCCGATGAAATTGATAATGCCGGCAAAGCCGCCAAGCTCCTCGACCGGCTTGCCAAGCGCAGAGACGAAGGGCTGACGACTCCCAAGCAGATCAGATTCCTGGAATCGCGCGGCTTCCAGCATGTGGGTACATGGATGTTTGAGGACGCAAAGCGCCTGATCGACCGGATTGCCGGCAATGGGTGGCGTATCCCTGCAGGTATTCGCCCGGCAGAATATGTACCAGGAATGAGGTGAATAAATGGACGATAAGCAAGGCTTTGATATTATCGGCGAGGTGCTGCCGGCAATTGACCCGGCAGCTCTGGATTACGATGAATGGCTTCAGGTGGGCATGGCCCTCAAGGCTGACGGGTACAGCTGCCACGATTGGGATGATTGGAGCCGCCGGGATTCCGCCCGCTATCACCGGGGCGAATGCACCCGCAAATGGTCGGGATTTTCCGGCTCCGGTATAACCTGCGGCACCCTTGTGCAGATCGCGCGGGATCACGGCTGGACGCCGGATAATGATTTTGCGCTGGAATGGGATTCCGTGATCGGTGCGCACGGCGATAAAGCAGCCATCATCGATAAAAACTGGATTGAAGAGCGCGAAGTGAACTCCCCCGCTGATTCAGAGTGGCGCCCCGCGCGGCAGCTGATCCGATATCTTGAACTGCTGTTTGAGGCAGGCGAGAACGTTGGATATGTCACGGAATCATGGGTAAGTGACAAGGGCAAATATTTGCCCACCAAAGGCGCGTGCGACCGTACCGCCGGCGAACTGATCGAGGCGCTACATAAATGCGGCGATGATATCGGCGCGGTGCTGGGCGATTATAAGCCCGAAGCCGGCGCATGGATCCGTTTTAACCCGCTGGACGGCAAGGGCGTAAAAAACGAGAACGTCACCGAATACCGCTATGCTTTGGTAGAATCGGATAATATGGCCATCGAGCAACAGAACGCCATTATCCACGATCTTGAACTCCCCGTGGTGGTGCTGGTGCATTCCGGCGGCAAAAGCCTG